AACAGACAGCCACACGGGGCTGTCCCTACAGGCGTTGCCGTCGGGAAAAGCAGTACCCCCTAATCACCCCTCCCCAGCCCTCCCCGCAAGCAGGGAGGGAGTTAAGGATATGGTTGAGGTTGAGGATGGGGGGGTATTGGAGATTGAGATCAGTGAGGCAGATCGGCAGCGGATATGGGAGAAGCAAGATGGGGTGGCGGTCGATCATGAGTGGGCGTTTGGGGATGGGGCGGAGGAGCGTTTTAAGGCAGAGGAGCGGGAAGTGTTGGCGATCATCTATGAGCAGGAGGAGAAGGCGCGACGGCTGAAGCAAGGCCCTATCCAGTGGTTGCAGGCGGCGGATGATATTAAGGCGCTGTATGATGCAGCGGGGGATGATTGGCGGGATACGTTCGCGCCAATGATACAGGGGGTGTATGAGGATGTGGGCGATTTCTGGTCGGGGGAGTTGGGGATCGCGTTCGATGTGCGGAACCTGCGAGGGGAGGAGTGGTTTGAGGATTATCTATTGGAGTTTAGTGATCCGATAACTAAGACCTCGAATGATACGCTGCATGGTATTCTGGCGCAGGGTCAGGAGGAGGGGTGGAGTATCCAGCAGATGCAGGATGCGATTGAGCAGACCTTCCAGCAGTGGATTAGCGGGAATGTGTCGGCGGAGGATTATGAGTTTGTGGCGAACCGGTTACCCCCCCACCGGTCGGAGATGATCGCCCGGACGGAAACGACAAGGGCGGTGAATGCGGGGACGTATCAGATTGGTAAAGAGTGGGAGGTGGAGCGGAAAGAGTGGTTGGCGACGAGTGGGGATGGGCGGACGCGGGAAAGCCATGAGGATGCGGATGGGCAGGTGGCGTGGCTGGATGATCCGTTTATCGTGGGGGGGTATGAGATGATGTATCCGGGGGATGCGTCGCATGGTGCACCGCCGGCTGAGTATGTGAATTGTCGGTGTACGCAGTTGTTGCATATGGAGTAGGTGACCTCACCCTATATTCGGACAGCCACGCTGGGCTGTCCCTACAGGGAATTTGGGGGATGTCCGTTAATTTTTGGGGGGATGTTTAAGATAAGGACAGGATGATGATTGAGGTACGGTGTCCGAAGTGTGGCAAGCTGCTGTTTAGAGCCGAGAGCATGGCGTCGGCAATTGAGACCAAGTGTGATCGGTGTAAGACGTTGGTGCGGTGGCCGTCGGAGCAACCGGAGATCATCGGTCGTGAACGTCCTTCGGGTACGGTCGGGCCGGAGGAAGTTAAATCAGTCAAGTAAATACGCCCCCAAAAGGGAGCACACGAGGTGCTCCCCTACGAAGGGGTTGGAAATAGAGAGTGCCTGTGAGCGCCTAGTGATTATGTCCGGGCGTTTTTTGTTTTAGGAGGCAAGACGATGGGTGTATCAAACAAGACATTGGATAACACGTTGCTGAAAGGCAATTCGACGAAGCGACGTGAGGGGGGTGTTGCTGGGGTGGTGATCGATGCGGGGCAAGCGCTGCGCTTGAACACCACGACGAATCGGTATGTGTTGGCGCAGGCAGATGCGATAGGGAATGCCGATCTGGCAGGCATCGCTGAACACCCGGCAGGTATCGGGCAACCTATCTCATTGATATGGGATGGGGAAATTACGGGGCTGACCGGGCTGACGGCAGGCGAAAGTTATGTGCTGTCGGATGATGCGGCGGGGGACATCATGGAGATCGGTGATTTGACGACCGGTCATATTGTGACGCACGTTGGGGTGGCGTTAACAACTACCTCCCTATTTGTGCGAATTTTGGCAAGCGGGGTGGCACATGCCTAAAAGTCAACGCAGGGATGGGCCAACAGATGTGAAGACCTTCCCAGCCAAGATTATTGGCGTTGACGAGAAGGAAGGCATTGTGGAAGCGATTGTCGCCGTCATCGGGAATATTGATGCGGGTGATGACATTATCCACAGCGGGGCATTCACGAAAACGATTGTGGAGCACTCGCGGCGGGTACGGGTACTGGATCAGCACAAGACTGATTCGGTGCTGCGGGTGGTGGGTAAGCCGTTGGAAATTCGGGAGGTGGGTCGTGAGGAGCTGCCGCCGGAATTGTTGGCTGAACATCCAGAAGCGACGGGGGGGCTATATACGAAGACGCAATATCTCATCAAGACGCCGGAGGGCCTTGGGGTTTTTCATCGGATTGATCAGGATGCGATCAACGAGTATTCGATAGGGTACTCGGTACTGGATGCGGATCATAGTCGGGTAGAGGTGGATGGGAAGAAGATCCCGGTTCGGAATATTCGCACGGTGAAGTTGTGGGAATACAGCCCGGTGATCTGGGGCATGAATGAGGCGACGACAACGGTTAGCGCCAAGGGTGCTGAGGCTGGTGAAGATAAGGAATACACGGCGGATGGTCCACAGCGCCGGGTGGGGGATGTCATTATTTCGCGGGTGCATGGGCCGCTGGTCCGGCATTTGAGCGACTTTTTAGGATGTGGGGTCATCAGCGCGGATGAGTATCTGGAATTGGTCAACATGGCTAATGATGTACTTGCCACGCTGCAAGCGGGTATCAGTGAAGATGTGGCCTTGCGGCCATTGGAAACGAGTTATTGGGATTTGATGTGGTTGAGTGGCGATGATCCTGACGAGGAGAAGCGCAGACAACCCCCTCCCCCAACCCCTCCCCGTACACAGGTAGGGGAGCTAGAGACGGAAGTTGATTCACAGAAGGCCGGGCCGGACAGTGAGCCACCCACCGGCGAGGATACGGCGAAAGATGCTGATGTGCCTCGTAAAAATGTGGAGCAAGAACTCGAACTAGCGTTAACAGAATTGGAATTATTGGAACTCAGCGGGTAACACACGTACCGGGTCAATCCAAAGAGGAGCACACAAGGTGCTCCCCTACGAAGCGTGTTGGCGTTGAGGGTCCTATATATGAGGTGAAGAGATGACGATCAAGACATGGCAAGAAAAGGCTGGTGAGGCGAAAGAACTGCTCGGTAAGGTGCAGGCAATTGTTGCTAATCCAGAAGCCTCTCAGGAGGAAAAGAACAAAGTCGATCAGATGATCGTGGATGCCAAGCAACTCAAGGCTGATGCTGAACAGTTGAAGAGCATTGGCGAGCTGGCGGTGGATTTGGATGTCGTCAATAATGAGGCGTTGAGAATTGGTAGCAAGGGTGGTGGGGCGCAGTCGGATGGGGAAGATCGACCGGATAATGGTGGGTTCAAGAGCTTCAAAGAATTCTTGGTTGCTACCCGTGATGCTTATTACGGGCGTAATCAAGGGATCAAGGCTGACCCGCGGCTGAAGTATTTCAGCGATGTGAGTGAGAAAAGCACCAAGGCAGGTCGGAGTGACCAAAAAGCGATGTCCGAAATAACCGGGGCGGGCGGTGGTTTCTTGGTGTACGCGGAACAATATGGGCAACTCATGGCGGTCGCGGCGCCGATGACGGTGGTGCGTAGTCGGGCGACTGTCATCCAGATGGGTTCGCGTCAAATATTGATGCCTATTCTTAATCAGCAACAAGGGGCAGCAGGTGTTCCGGCATGGTTCGGCGGAATGCTGGCCTATTGGGAAGCTGAAGAGGCCACGGTTACGGAGACCACTCCTAAGTTTGAACAAGCCGAGATGACAGCACACAAGCTGATCGTCTATACGGAAGTCACCGAGGAGTTGCTGGCGGATGCGAATGCGTTGACCTCGTATCTGAGCGGGCCGCTTGGAATGCCCGGTGCGATTGCATGGAAAGAAGACTATGGCTTCCTACGTGGCACGGGTGTGGGTCAACCGCAAGGTGTGATCGGTGCGCCGGGTGCAGTGGTGGTTGAGCGTGCTGGTGCAGATGCTATCGTGTATGCAGACTTGGTGAATTTGTTCCAAGCGTGGCATGGCGAAAACCCAGTATGGGTGGCCACACGTGGCGCTATCTCCCAACTAATGTTGATGGAAGGGCCAGCAGGGCAACCCGCCTTCTTGTGGGGTAATGCTACTACAGGTATGCCACCAACATTGCTTGGTTTCCCGATTCAGTTTGTGGACAAGTTGCCCGCGGTCGGTACGCAAGGCGACATCGGTCTATATGACTTCCGGTACTACATGATTGGTGACCGTCAGGCGACGTCGATTGAGTTCACCAATACATTCAAATTCCAACAATTCAAGACCTCCTTCCGGGCAAGTCATCGGGTAGATGGTCAGCCATGGTTACGCGGGCCTATCACGTTGGCAGATGGTGTGACCACGGTCAGTCCGTTTGCAGTGTTGGGTGATCCGTCCGGCGGATAGTCGTCGAGTCAATTGAGATGAGTATGTGGTGTTGGTTTCTTAACCTCACCCCCTAGCCCCCTCTCCACAAATGCAGAGAGGGGGAACAACTGCGAGGGCGGGTAAGGACCAGCACCATTTAGAAGATGAGGAGAAGTAGGTATGTCGTATATTCCTTTTTATGAAGTAGCAGAGTTGTTGGCGGTATTGCCCCCGGCAAGCCAAACCACTGAGCAGCAGTCGGGTTATGTGGATATGGCGAAGTACGAGCGAATTTTCGCGATCCTTTCGGTTGGGGCGATGACTACTAATGCGACGCTCGATGTGGATGTTGAGATCACGACGGATGGGGAGGCGGCAGGTCTGCATACACTGAAGAGCATCACGCAACTCACGGAAGCGGGTGGGGATGGGGATCAAGAGATCATCATCGAAATCCGTGCTGAAGAGTTGAGCAAGCCGTCGGGTGCGCCTTCGCAGGAGTACCAGTATGTGAATATCGAAGTGACCCCGGCAGTGGCAGCGGTGATTTTGGGATTACATGTGTTCGGGTATGCGCCGCGTTATGCGCCCGTGCCGACAACCTTGTGGCAGGAGATCGTTGGCTAGGGTTATCTATCTCTAGCCAAGACGATTAGCCATAGGAGGCTGTCATGTTGGTACAAGTCATTCAGAAGTGTCGGATTAGTATAGGCGGTCGAGATCGCACTTATCAAATTGGTGAGTGGGTGGATGTCGGCAAGCTGGCGGCGGATGAGATGGCGGCAAAGGGTGAGGTATTAATCCCTGAAGCATTCCCGACAGAAGCGGGGGTGGTGTTGCCGGAAGCTGTGGACTTTCCATTCAAGGGGATTGAGACGGCGGTCGGTGGGTATGAACTGCTGTTTGATCTCAATATCGTGTGGGACGGTAAAGTGGCGTTGCATGAGGGGCGGCTAAAGGTAGGGGTGCAGATCATCCAGAGTGGTGTGGATGTGGTTGTGCCGCTGCGGGAGGCAGGCGTGTTGGCACAGGACTTAGCTGGGGAGGATGAAGCTGAGTGGACACGCACGCTGGCGCTCATCCATGAGGGACGTGTGCCGGTGTATGAGTCGGGGTTGATGTTCGTGCGGAAGTGCGAGTCAACTGAGGAATTGTTCGAGGTGTGGGGGGCCGAGGCAGCCAGAGAGGGTGATACCGATTTGGCGTTCCTACGGGCGCTGTATCAAGTCAAACCTGTGATGTTGGCTGTGCCGCATCGCTGGATCGGAGGTTCATAATGGCGAAGAAAAACGCGAAGCCTGAAGTATTCGAAGAAGAAGTCGAGGTCGATCTTGCTGAGGATTTGGATAAGGTTGATTCTGTGAACGCTCAGGGTGAGGAAGAAACGCCCCCCTCAGTCCCCCCAAACGCCGCTGCGCTTAAAGGGGGAAGTGAAGACGATCCCCCTGCTGAGGAAGTCTCGACCGAATTTGAGACGACGAGCACAACGGTGGTGGATGTTGATCCGTCAGTTGCAGATAAGTTCGCAACGGATGAGACGGAGCCGGAGAAGGCGATCTCGAAAACGCGGGGGGTGTATATGGTGGCGTTGGGGGATAAGGCCCGTGACGCGGCTATTCGAAGCGTAGGTACTATCCACCGCAGCAATCCGAACCTGGCGATTACGGTGGTGACGGAACGGATGCTGGGGATGGGCGGGGTGACGGATGTGCGCCCGGAGAGTGATAACGTAGTGGTCGAGAAGCTGAACGCGGATCGACGTGCGCCGTATGGGTATGTGGTGTATCTGGATGCAGATACGTATACGAATGCTGATCTCGAAGCTGGCTTTGCGGTATTGGAAGACGGCTGGGATATGGTGGTTGTGCCGTCGGTGGCGAAGGGGGAGGCGGTGTTGACGGGCGTGGGCGTGGCGGAAGTCGCGGAGACGTGTGCGGCTATCGGAAATTATGAACCTCTACGCTTGCAGGGGACGTGCATCTACTTCCGCAAATCGGCAGCGGTGCATCGGTTCTTCGCGGTATGGCGTGAGGAATGGAGTCGGAACAGAGGACCTGATCGGGCGGCGATGCTGCGGGCGCTGAAACGTGCGCCTATCCGGGTATGGTTTTTTGGCGAGTCGTATGTGAATGGGTCAGTGGTGGCCCATCATCGAGGGACGGCACGGGGCAAATAGGTATGGCTTACGCGAGTGTGGATGAACTGAAGGCGCAGATCGGGAAGCAAAACGATAATCTCGATCCCGTTATCGAGGCGATACTGGAAGCGGCCACGGAGGCGATTAACAACCACTGTAATCGCCCGGATGGTTTTGAAGCACCTGCCCTCGCGTCGGCGCGTAGCTATCCCGGATCAGGTGAAGATGTGGTGTGGATTGATGACAACGTGGAAGTGACGTTGGTCGAGGTCAAGACGAGTCAGTATGCCACTACCTACGTAGCGTGGGGGGCGACGGATTGGGTAGCGGGGAGAGGTGATCCACAAAAGCCTGATTTCAACCGCCTGCCCTATCAGTGGATCGCGGCTTTGCCGACGGGAAGCTATCAGTGTTTTCCGAAGAGTAAGTTCCCGATTGTGCAGGTAACAGCGCGGTGGGGACATGCCGCAGCCGTGCCAGCCGTCATTAAACAAGCGTGTATCACCCATGCCGCACGATGGTTCAAACGGGGTGAGGGGGCGTGGGCGGATACGATTGGAAATGCGGATATGGGGATCATGCAGTATCGGAAGTCGATTGATCCTGATGTGGATTACATGTTGGTGAAGGGGCGGATGATACGCCCGTCGATAGGTTGAGGTATGGCTACGATTAAAGGTGCGGTCGAGACACAGCGAAAAATGGAGCAGGTGGTAGCGGATTTGACGGGGCCACCGGTGCTGCAAGCGTTTCGGGATGCAACGTTGTTGGTATCGAATCAGGCGAAAATTAATGCGCCAGTGGATACGGGGCGGCTGCGGGCCTCGATTACGCCGGAAGTTCGGGTAGTGGGGAATACGATCCAAGGGGTGGTGGGGAGTAATGTGATTTACGCGGCGGCGATGGAACTGGGAACCCGTCCACATTGGCCACCGCGATCCGCGCTGGAGACGTGGGCCCGACGGCATGGACTGTCGGTGTTTGTGGTACAGCGGGCGATTGCGCGGAAGGGGACGAAACCACGTCGGTATTTGCAACGGGCGTTTGAAAGTAACCGACCGCTCATCATCCGAAAAATAGAGCGTGCCGTCACGCAGGTTGTGGATAAATAATGGGGATCATCGGTGAGTTAACGATTACGGAAGTTGTTCAGGCGATACGGGATGAGCTGACAAATTCGATCAGCGGGGTGCGGGGGCAGGCGCTGGAAGAGATGACGGAGAGTATCCCTGATACGCCGTTGATACAGGTGTACTTTGAAGCGTTTCAAAGTCTGGATGGGGAAGTTAATAAACAGACGACGTTTCAGGGAGCGTTGCAGAAGACGCGGTTGACGATCCATGTGCTCGTGTTTAGCAGTAAACGTGCCCACATTGGACAGGATTTCGCCGCGGTGACACAGAAGGCGGATGAAGTCGTGCGGGTGCTGCAAGGGCAACGCAAACAACCATTCTTTGGGTTGCAGGGTCTGAAGTCGTTTGGATGGAGCGCACAGCGGGCGATTATCGAGTACGGGAAAGATGACTTTATGGGGGTGCGGTTCATTTTGGAGTTCATGGTTTTCTAGTGAGGAGTAGTAGGATATGGCAGCTACAACAACAACAGCAGTCAATGCGTGTGATTGTGTGATCGAATTGGAAAATGCGGCGAGCGCGATGGTGGATATATCGGGTTCGTCAAACAAGGTGAGTCTGCAATTCGGCAAGAACTTTGGTGAGTTCAAGCCGTTCGGGAGTGCCTATCCGGTGCGTCTGACCTGCGGGAAGGACATGGATGGTAATCTGGATATTGTGTGGACAACCGCCGTGCAAGAAGGGCGCGACATTGCCGAGCAATGGTTCTTCGAGACGGATGATGTTCGCACGTTGCGGGTGAGCGTGCCGGACAATTCGGTGGGGTCAATCCAGTATTCGGGACCGGTGATTTGTGAGAGCTACCCGCTTGATTTGGAATCGAACAATGCGGACCCCGTGATGATCTCGTTGCCCGTGAAAGCGGCGGGTGAGTGGACGCGGACGGTCATCACCTAAGATCGGACAGCCACGCTGGGCTGTCCCTACGGGTGGGCAATTTCACCCCTCCCTAACCCTCCCCGCCAGCAGGGAAAGCTCACCCCTCCCTAGCCCTCCCCGCCAGCAGGGAGGGAATCTGGATAGGCAGGGACGGCGACGGGTGTCCGTTAGGGGGATAGGATGGGGGTATGCTGTAGAAAATTGGTATTCATAACTATATAGGAGGCACATGATGCCCAAGCGCCAATATATCCGCACGGTCGAGACACCTGAATTGCAAGGGGAAGATTCGTGGATCAAGATACGTGACCTGAATTATGGCTATGTCAAGCAGTTACAAAAAGAAATGGCAGGCATGAAGCCAGAGGAGCAGGTGAAGAAGAATGATGAACTCATTCGAAAGGTCGTTGTCGATTGGAATTGGGTGGACGACGATGACCAACCTCTACCCACGCCAAAGGATGATGAGACGGTAGTAGACCGCCTGACGGCGAATGAGGTGCTGTTCATCTCAAGACAGGTCCAAGGTAATCCAGACGACCGAAAAAAATAAGAGAGCGGCTAATGACCCATTTATGGACGGGTGGTGGCGAGGTCCCACAGGAATATGTTGATATGGTTCTGTGTCGGGATGTATGCCACTGCCCGCCTTCTGTTTTAGACGGGGAGCGGAATCGGGATTTGATGAATATGCTGACGATGCATCTGACAGAGAAAGAGGTCATTAGCAAAAGGCGGGAGCAGGAAGCGGCGAAGGCCAAGCCGAAGGGGAGCAAAGGTGGGAAGCGGGGATGGTTCAGGCGGCGGGGTAAGCGGTAGGGAATGAGGAGCACACGAGGTGCTCCCCTACGAAGATGAATGGGGGTGGATAGAAACAAAGTTATAAGAACGCCACGAGCGTCGGGGGTTTAGTGTCGGCGCTTTTTTGATTCCGCAAGGTAGGATGTCGTGGCGAGTCGAAATACGATAGAAATTCTGATCAAGGGTGAGGACCTCGCAAGCGGGGTTATCGACAACATCTCCAAAAATCTGACGGACAATCTCAAGTCCATTGGGGATGGGTTCAAATCGGCTGGTCAGAGTTTGCTGAAGTATACGGCTCCAATCACGGCGGCATTGACAACGGCGGTGGTGACGGCGGCGCGGTTCGAGGAGGCAATGTACAACGCGGGGTCTATCCTCGGCGCGACGGAAGATCAGATTGCCTCCCTCTCCAGTGAAATCCTCGCAATGGGAACCACCTCACGGGCAGGTCCACAGGCGGTAGCGGAGTCGTACTATGACATTGTCAGTGGTGTGGCAGACGCTACTACACATATGGCGATCCTCGATGCAGCGATTGCAACCTCTGAGGCGGGTAATGCCGATTTGATGGGGACGACCTCGGCATTGGTCGCGGTCATGAATAGCTATAAGTTCGGCGCGGAAGATGCGGGGTTTGCGTCGGATGTGATGACGGGCATCGTGCAGCGGGGTGTGCTGACGATGGACGAGATGGCGGCAGCGTTGCCGTTGGTGACGGGTACTGCCAACGCCATGAACCTCAGCTTTGATGAACTGGGGGGGCAGTTCGCCTATCTAACCACACAAGGGTATAGCGCTACTACGTCGGCTTCGTTGCTGAATAACATGATGGCGACCTTGCTAAATCCTACGGCGGATTTGACGAAAGTCATCGCCGATATGGGGTATGAGAGTGGTCAGGCGATGGTGGATGCGCTTGGCTTGGCGGGGGCGTATGAAGCGATTGGTGACTTCAGTGGCTTCGAGGGGATCATCACGGGACAAGAGGCGCTGAGGGGTGCTATCGCGCTGACAGGTGAAGGGGCGGATGCGTTCCTTGCTAATTTCAGTGGTCAGATGTCGGAAGCGCAACAAGCGACGTATGACATGATTTTGGCGACGGAGGGTCTGGGGGCGGCGACTGCTTATCTAGATGGATTGGGTCTAGGGTTTGAGGGGGCGACGGCAGCGGCGCGTGAAATTCAGAACATGACGTTGGCGGCGCAGTTTGATTTGATACGGGCGGCGGTGGCGGGGCTGTGGATTGAAGTGGGGATGTCCTTGATCCCCATGCTGAAAGAGATCACTCCGAATATTTTAGCAATAGTACTTGCGACGACAGAGTGGGTACGGGAGAACCGAGAGGTGGTGCAGACAATCGCCAAGGTAACAGCGGTAGTAACGGCGATTGGGGCGGGGTTGTTGATTATC